TGTCTACTCCCAAGAAGACCCCGGCGGCGAAGAAGACTCCCAAGAAGAAGGGAGGCCGCTGACATGGGTGGACGTGGTGCAGGATCAAATTTTGCAGCACCGCAATCCATTCCCGCACCAACCGGCACGCCTTCGGGCTTTACGCTGGATGATGTGCAGAAGATGGACGATAAGCAGCTGCATGATTTCCTGATTGACGTTGATAAGACGGATGTGCCGGATTTCTTGAATACGCACCATCTGCAAAAGATGGTGTATGCTCTGGGTATGAACGATACCCCTGAGATCGTTTCTCAGAAGGAATTTGACGACATGACCGTCAATGCTCCCTTTGGCAGCGCTATGCCCGTCATTTACCGCACTGTTAATGACACCTCTATAGGCGGCGTGAAATTGACTGCTGACGACATCTGTGATATGATTACAGATGGCGATACTACGTATATGGGCAACGGCGTGCATGGCGACGGCCTTTATTTCTCCAATGACCTGAGCGGTTCTAAGGCCTACGGTGATAGCACGGCCCGAACCGTGGGTGCTGTGCTCAACAGTAAAGCTAAAACGATCTCTGAGGCAAATCTGAAAAAGCTGTATGATAACTTTGTCAAGACTCATCCTCAGACCCGTAAGGCCCTCGGTTTTGCAAAGCAGCGTGGTTCGCACTGGAAGAACAGTTTGAGCCAGTTTGCTCTAACTCAGGGCTATAATGTTATCACCTATAAGCAGACTTTCAGCGGAGAAACCTATTTCACGGTGCTGGATCGTTCTGTTTTGACTATGACTCGCAAGCGCTATTAAGGAGGTGCCGATAATGGCAGAACGTAACCCCAAGGACATCAACAAGAAGCTGCGGAGCCTCACGAAGGATCAGGCAGAATCTCTGTATCAGCAGTTGAACTCCTGCTATCCTGACAAGAAGGCTCCGACGAAGAAGACCGCTGCTAAGAAGGCACCGGCAAAGAAGAAGGCAAGCAAGTAACGATCTGTACTTCAGCCCTCCACCTGAAACAAGGTGGAGGGTATTTTTGTATGAAGGGAGGTGGCGGCAATGAGCAGGCCGCAGGATAAGCATTTGATTCCGCTGAACCAGCGTTCCCCGGAAGAAGCCCGTGCGATTCAGTCTAAGGGCGGCAAAGTTACAGCTGAGCGAAGACGGCAGCAGAAAGCCGCCGCTGAGCTCATGCAGCAGTTTTGCGATCTGCCCATCACTGATGGGCGACGCAAGAACCGACTCAAGCGGTTGGGTGTCGAAAATGATGATCTGACCAATAAAATGCTCATGGTAGTGTCCATCGGCCAAATGGCGCAGGCTGGCAATGTTTATGCCTTTGAGAAGGTGTTGGAGCTGCTGGGTGAAGGCGGCGTCACTGCCGGAGGCAAGGAAAACAATCTGCTGGAGGCGCTGATGCAGTGCGCCGAAAAGGATGTGAACACGGATGATATACCAGAACTTCAGCAAACGGCAGAACCTGACCCTGACATGGTGGATCAGGAAGAAGTATAAGGACTGCGAAGGTATCATCTGCGATGGTTCGATCCGCTCCGGCAAAACCGTTGCTATGACGGTTGGATTCATCATGTGGAGCATGAGCAGCTTTAACGGACAGGTATTTGCAATCTGTGGCAAGACCATCGAATCACTGCGCCGTAATGTAATTACCCTTCTCCCGACATGGGTAGAAGGGCTTTATTCTGTCACAGAAAAGCGCAGTGAGAACATGCTGATTATTTCAGCAAACGGCGTGACCAACGTTTATTACCTGTTTGGCGGCAAGGATGAATCGAGCGCTAAGCTCGTACAGGGCATTACGCTTGCAGGTGTTCTGTTCGACGAGGTGGCGCTTATGCCCCGCTCCTTTGTTGAGCAGGCTTTGGGCCGCTGTTCTGTAGATGGCTCGAAGTTCTGGTTCAACTGTAACCCTGAGAATCCTAATCACTGGTTCAACGTGGAGTGGATCAAGAAATGCAGGGAGCGTAACGTGCTGCACTTGCATTTCACTATGGCCGATAATTTGAGTTTGTCGGCCAAAATTCGAGAGAGATACGAAAACATGTATTCCGGCGTATTCTATCGCCGGTACATCCTCGGCTTGTGGGTAAAAGCGGAAGGCCTCGTATATCCGATGTTTAACCGCGATATTCACAGAGTCAGAGGTGTTTTTAGATACAAACCAAATCACCGCTATTATGTTGCGGTTGACTATGGTACGGTCAATCCTTTCGCCGCTGGACTGTATGACTTTGATCCCGTAAAGCAACGGGCAGTCATGGTGCGCGAGCTCTATTATCGCGGCGGCAGCGAAAACCGCGTTGACAATGAGGCCTATTACAAGATGCTGACGGACTTGATCGGTGACATCCCGATTGAGTATATCATCATCGACCCCTCAGCGAGCTCCATGATCGAAACGATCCAGAAGTACGGCGAGTTCATTGTTGTCAGGGCTGATAACGATGTTATCAACGGCATTCAGGACGTGACAAAATTCCTGAACGCTGGCGTGCTGTTCTTTCACAATAGCTGTAAATCCACGTTTGAGGAATTTGAAACTTATGCGTGGAACGAAAAATCCGTTGAAGATGCTGTTGTGAAAGAGAACGATCACAGCATGGATCAAATCCGCTATTTTTGCCGGACTGCGCTGCGGTCTGAACTGAAATGGGTTGTCTGAGGGTGGTGAACTATGAAACTACTATCCCGCCTTTGGGGGAGGTTCAAAAATATGTTTGTAAGTGCAGAAATCGGCAGGGTGTTCGGCGTAGAGCTGATTCATTCCTCCAAGATGGAAAACGCCCTGCAGCGATGGGATGATATTTCATCTGGCTATCCTCCGTGGCTTAGTGCGGAGGATGGCGTTGAAACGGTGAATATGGCTAAGCACATTTCTGATACGCGCGCCAAACTTATCACGCTTGATCTGGGCATCGCAATCTCTGGATCGGCAAGAGCTGATTTTCTTCAGGAGCTTGCAGATGATCTTCTCAAGCGACTGCCTGAGAAGGTATCAGAGGCAGCTCGTTTGGGTGGTATGATGCTCAAATGGAACACTCAGACGTGGGATTTCATCCTGCCTAAGGATTTCGGGATTACGAAAATTGACGGTAACGGCGAAATCATTGGTGCGATCTTTGCAGAGCACATCTCCCACGGCAGCGATCATTATACAAGGTTGGAGTATCACCGCTTTGTCGATGATCTGTATGTTGTCACGAACCGGGCATTCCGCAACCGTCTGGCTGCTGGTGAGAAATATGTACTTGGTAACGAAGTCCCTCTGCACTCTGTCGATGAATGGGCAGAGATGCAGGAAGAAACCAAGATCAGCGGTCTCGAAAAGCCGCTGTTTGCATATTTCCGCGTTCCCGGTGCCAATACCATAGACCCTGCCTCCCCGCTGGGCCTGTCTGTGTTCGCCAATGCGATTACTGAGCTCAAGGCAGTTGACATTGCCGTGAGTCGCAAAAACACCGAGGTTGAGGACAGCAAGCACATCACCTTTGTTGGACAGGCGATTATCAAGGCAGCGAAGCAGCATGAAATGAAGTTGCCTCGCTTCGTGCAGGGCCTCGGCCTCGGCGTTAATGACACTGATACCTCAGCAATCAAGGAGCATGTGCCCACGATGCTGACCGACCAGCGCATCAAGGACATTAACTTCGACTTGAGCATGGCAGGTGTAAAGTGTGGATTCAGCGAAGGCGTGTTCGTCATGGACGGTCAGACCGGCATGATTACAGCAACTCAGGTTGAATCTGATGATCGAGATACGATCCTGACTATCAAGAATGACCGTGATGCATTGCAGACCGCCATCGAACAGGCGCTTTATGGCGCAGATGCTCTGGCGACGTTGCTACACATTGCGCCGTTGGGCAAGTACGAGGCTGCGTTCAACTTCGGAGACATCACCTACAACTACGAGGAAGATAAGGCAAACTGGCGCTCTTATGTGCTGCAAGGCTGGATTCCGGCGTGGAAGTATTTCGTGAAGTTTGAAAAGATGAGCGAAGAAGAAGCCAAGGCTCTTGCAGTAGAAGTTGCCCAGTCCGCTATCGAGATACAGGGACTATTCCCTAAACAGGAATAATCCAGAAAGGAGTCGTCCACATGTATATTTCGCCTTTCGCCTGCGGCGTTGTCGTTGGTGTCGTTGGTACAATTATCGGTGTTATCGCACTTGCTCTGTATTGCCAGCATAAGCAGAAGGTCGGGAATAAATAATGCTTACACCTGAGGAACTGCTTACCATTGTGGAAACCATGCATCCTCACCTTGATGCACTCAATGCGTGGATTACTAAAGACATTATTCGTCGCCTTATGGCCCGTCTGAATCGCCGTGAGGAACTGCAGTTGACCAGTTCCGACGTGTGGCAGTCTCAGGTGTACATGGAAGCTGGCGGGCATCTGGCAGCGCTTCAGCAGCAGATTGTGGCGTTTACGCAGCAATCCGAGGCGGAAGTAAGATCCATCTTTGAGGATGCGGGGATTCGCGCCTATGAGGCGGATACGAAAATCTATCAACAGGCCGGTCTTCAGACCCTCTCCCTTCAGCAGTCACCTCGTATGGTGCAGATACTCGCTGATACCTACCGGCGAACCAATCAGGAAGTTCGCAATTTTACGCGAACCACGGCACGGGCAAGCCAGAAAACACTTATTGACGCGCTGGACACGGCCCACATCAAGGTCATGTCCGGCGCGCAGTCATATACCGCTGCTGTGAAAGAAGCTGTTGAGCAGCTGGCACAGCAGCAGGCGCGTGTATCCTATCCGACTGGCCACACAGATACACTGGAAACGGCGGTATTGAGGGCTGTCCGAACGGGTACGGCGCAGGCGTGCGGCAATATGGCACTTGCTTCGATGGAGGAGCACGACTGGGACATCATCCTCGTGTCAGCTCATTTGGGTGCGCGCTACGGCGACGGTGGACAAAATCCCGGCAACCATTTCTGGTGGCAAGGCAAGTTTTACAGCCGAACCGGACGCACGCCTAACCTTCCGCTGTTTGAAGAAACGACAGGCTGGGGAACCGGCGAAGGCCTGAGTGGTTGGAACTGCCGTCACTCCTACGGCCCCGGCGATGGTGTCAATAACCCTTTTCAGGATTTCGACGCAGAGGAAAACCGGCGCGCCTATGATCTTTCCCAAAAACAGCGCAGTATGGAGTCAACAATTCGCCGAGCGAAACAACGCCTTCTCGGGTATCGGGAAGCACTGGAGGCTTGCGAAGACGCTGAGACACGGACTGCACTTCAAGATACCTATGACAGAGAGGCCTTAAAGCTGCAACGGCAAAATAAGGCCTATGGAAACTTTTGCGAGGCCAATAACCTCAAAAAGCTCTCTGACCGAATCAGCGTGGCGAAGTGGTCACGATCTGAGGCGGCACGCGCCACAGCTGGCGCAAAACGTGCGATGAAGTGAGCTCGCCTCACTTCATCCTTTCCTGTGGAACATCCCGGGGTTTTACCTCCTGGCCTCGGTTGTTCATTGAGAGGGTTGCTTATACAGCGCCCTCTCCTTTTTATGCCCTTATAGATATGCGCCGGGGCAGTTCCGGCGGAGGGCTCAATCGGCGCACCGGCGAGCCTACGAATGCCGGAACAGAAGGTCACGGCAACGACCTAAAAAGCCTATCTGTGAAAGGAGAATTACCCATGAAGAAAGACGAACTCACCGCACTGGGCCTGACTGATGAGCAGGCCGACTCTGTGCTCAAGATGGCCGGTCAGGACATCGAGAAGCACAAAAAGAAGATCACCGATCTTGAGGGCGAGCGCGATGATCTGAATGGTCGCCTCACCACCGCCAACGAAACTCTGAAGAAGTTCGAGGGCATTGATCCGGCAGCGATCAAGGATGAGGTGGCGAAGTACAAGAAGGCCGCTGAGGATGCGGAGCAGAGCTACACGAAGAAGATCACGGAGCGCGACCAGCAGGACTGGATCGGCAAGAAGCTGGACGAGTATGGTGTTCAGTCTCCGTATGCTCGTAGGCAGCTAACCTCTGACATCATGGCTGAGGGTAGCGGTCTGAGCTGGAAGGACGGCTCTTTCTACGGCTTTGATGATTTCATGAAAGCTGCTCGTGAGAAGGATGCAGGCCTTTACCAGACGGCGGATGAAAAGAAAGCCGCTGCTGAAAAGGAAGCCCTCGAAAAGAAGGCCCCGGCTATCGTTGGCCCCACTGGCGGCAACTCTGGTCAGCCGGGCCAGAAATATGTTCCCCCGAAAATCTTTTAATGGAAGGATGATGAACAATGCCCAGAATTGAATCGCTGGCAATTCTCACTACTGCCGATGGCAAGGAGTATCTCTCCGAGCTGTATGGCAAGACCATCGAAAACGTCCAGAAGGCTCTTCTCTCCACCACCATGAAGAACACTGAGCTGTCTGGCGATCCTGAAGCCGGTTCTGTTGAGGCTAAGCGCTTCGCCAATGCCAACTCTCAGAATTACGGCACCGCTC